TGCACTAGTATCGGACCAATAGTGCCACCGCAAGTAAGCGTATCCATTTCAAATAGTCCTGATAGGAACGCATTACTTGGGCTGGTTTGCTGCAAAGTAATCGTTACTGTGCAACGACGATCTGTATTAACTGCCCGTGCAATTTCACCATCAGCGCCAACTTGTGTCGTTACACCATCCGCTGCCATAGCAATATTCAAGAACGTTCCATCTGCATATCCAGTCATCGGTAATCCATTCATAATGACTACGACACGCGAGGGATTATAGGTCCGCACTACAGACATTTATTTCTCCTATGCAACAACTGGAACTGCGCCAACTGGCAACAATTCATAGGTTAGCGAACCCTTGATCTCGACTGCATGAATTGCACCAGCAAGTCTAGCAGTAAAGTATACATCATGTAGCACACGACTAGCCTTTACGTTAGGCGAAATTGTTGTTGATAGAGGAACACTAGTAGTATAGCTAGGAATTAGATTCCCTTCCGTATCAACTTCAGGCGGTGCAATTCCACCGCGTTGCACGCCAAAGTCTAGTGATTCCATCAGTCTAGAACGAATAATCGCAATACCCGGATCAGTATAGGGGATGCGATTATCAACTAACTGTTGGAAAATATTTACTTTGATTTCCTCACATAGCCAGTCGCGGAAACGAATAACATCAATCCATTCCCCACCAGCCGTTTTGCCATTCTGAGTAATAGCAATATTGCGGAATGGTTCGAATGTATTACCATTCTTATCACGAACATTTCTCGATAGCGTTTCAGTCATATTAAGCGAACTAACGCCTTGTAGCCTTTGGTTAGCCCAGGTCTCCTGGCCGGGGTATTTCGTGAAGCTCTTAATAGTAATGCCAATATCAGGGAAGTTTGTTAGTGTAGGCTCATACCACCATGCTGTTCTGAAATAGTTACCATTCATCAACTGATACCCGATACTGGTAGTATCGGTTGCAACCGGATTACTATTAGCAACACTAGTCAAAGTCGTTACGAATAGTTTCTCGTTAGCTTCGGTCCATGCTGCGCCAGCAAGCACTTTCGTTTCCAAATGGTCTACATTACACCATGCATACCAATTATTGTTTTCTGCTTTGATTGCTGTTAGATCAGCAGTCGGATCAGGGATGCCAGTAGACAACCCGATATATACTTGCGGCAAATGCGGAATTTGTGAAAATGCCGCTTGTGCCGCAAGGTATATTGGCGAGCTAGGCGTGCAACCATACGTATCAAGCAATTCGCTCGAATCAGTAATGATTGCTACTTTCTGTGCGCCTACTGGTGTAAATACACCATAAAGCAACAAATCAGAAAACGTGTTCTGTGCTACCGATGCAGTTTGCAACGATATCTGAACATTAACGATACGATCAATGTTCGCCATTAGATTTTGTTATCCCATTCTGTGGTCTGGTTGCGATCCCACCCTGTTTCGCCATCGTCCCAATCACTATCAACTTCATCCGGACATGGAACAGTCTCCACGCATGTTAGTGAATTGACCGGAACGTTTTGTTCGTTAAAGATAACGTATGGATCAGGAGTAACTGCGCCAGCTACATACCGACCATTTACTATTACACTACAGATTTCATTCATGGTTTCAGTATATTCCTCTGTATACATGAACTCGAACTGATAGATACCGCGCCCCTCGTATTGCGATAAACTAATTAGTTCTGGAACGTAACCAATAAACAGTCGATTACCAATAGCGCAGTCAATCTCTTGCTGATAATCCAACACACTTGGGGTTTGCAATATTAATGCAAGCGTATTGATTGTTGATAGTGAATTGATCCCGTTGAATACTTGTAGTTCTACTTCGGCTTTACGCCAGCCGGATATTGTTGTTGCCATAGTAGAATGGCCATCATGCTGTTCCGGACCTATCGCATACATTGGCGAATAGATCACATGGCCAGGAATGTCTACAGATAGAACGTTAATTGAAATGTATGGCTTGACTGGCCGGGGAATATTTTGATTGGCAAACACAATAGTCCAGTTAGGACCAAGCCGTTTCGCAGCTTCATTGATTAACTGATACAGCTTATCAATCAAGGCGCATTGTCCAATTCCATTTGCTCGATGGACTCAACAGCATAGTAACGCCAATGCGATACTTGAGTGGAACGACTTCTCGACAACATAGTAAAATCTGCTTCACCAAACAACAAGTATTGCGAACCATCATACAGAAACAAATCTCCAGCGTAACGTTCTCTACCAGGAGCAATTTCTTGATTAGCGCAACGTAGTCTAGTATTAGTGTATATCTTAATGTATCTACCAGCCCTTCGCCCAAATGGTGTCGCTTCTATTATATTTTGATCTGTTGGTCTAATCATTTGCACTGTTGCCATTACAGTAATGATAATGCCAGTATCATCGGCGAGCATATACTTGCCATTAATTATTTCGCCAATGTCACGCTTAATGACATTGAATGATGTGCGAAACGATGTAGTCAATGGACTTCATACCTAACTGATTGCACCATTCTACCAGTATCTATCAATGGGGAACTCGATCCTTTCATTGCCACTGTGGATGCAGCATTAGGAACAGCCCAATTCTTAGCATCACGTATTGTCTTTTGTATATACGACTGGTATTTTTCGCCGATGTTCTGCAATACATAAGTTGGCCCTACTTTACCGTCAATCATTCTACCAGCTAGGAACTCTACAAATTTAATCATTTTAGGTCCATATACTTCAGCCGTTTTAGACATGAACGGTCTAGCTGGTATTCTGTTAGTGCCAAACTCATTATACATGGCATAGTCTATTACTGACACGCCATCGACACTTTCGTTACCCATGATACCAATCTTAACTTCACGCCCATGCAATGATTTCACTTCAACATCAATACGCTTAAAGCCCATATCTTTATCAATTACTTTTACGGGCATTGTGGCCTACCAAAACGAGTAGTAATTGCGCCTTTAGCACAAATCTGCCATAATCTATTCCATGCATCCCACGGATTAGATGATGGCCGTTGACTTTGTGTATTATTAGTGCCAGACGTAACAGTTGCATAAGTAACCGATATATCTCCTTCTTTCTCTTGCGTAATAGGCCCGGCAGTAACGATTATTTCTTGACCAGAACTAGTTTCGGATTGCACACTAATCAAGTAAGCAACATACATTGCTTGTGCAAAATTTTGTTTACTCGTAGGCAAACACCAAGGGCGAAATTCATCCGATATTGCTAGCAACTGATCTAGCAATGCGGGATCAATATAACTTGGACTATCAGGATCGAAATACTGCGGAAAGAATAGTTGCAGTATTGCTTTAACATCAGTCCAATAATCAGGCGGAACAGTTGCGCTCATTGATTCACTACGAATACGAAATAACTTCCGTAGTGACTACGTTCAATGAATAGCTTCTGTTCCTCGGTTACGCCAACTGGTATCTTTGGATACAACATCAAATCACCACAAATAAAAGTTCGTGATGATAGGTTAGTTGCAACATAGACGCCACTAACAGTTGATTTATCATCATCTGTTAGTGGCGACTCTGTATCATCTAGTGGCGGACCACTCATATCGTTACGCCTTAATAGTCTGTGCCGCTGTAATTGACGATGGACTATTGGCTGACCGAACTGGTGATGGTTTAGCAACAATTGTTTCCTTATGCGGTTGTTCTACATCACCAGTATTAAACACTGGCGATGGTTGGTTATTTTCCGGCGGAACTTCTTTAACTGGCTCATCCTTTGGCGGGTTAGTGAAATGAGCGCGAGTAGTAATTGGCGGATCAACTATTTCCGTTGCAGTAATGTGGCCTTCACTAGACCATTGCTGCATAGTCGGATGTTCCATAGTTACATCCGAAACTTCTGTGGTTGCTCCTGGCGCGAGCATGTCGCCCAAGTGTGTAGTAATAAGTCGCTCAGTATTGTTCTTAATAGAGAACATTGTTCTTGCCTCCGATCAGGTAGTTAGTGCCGACAACAGTGCCAGCGGATAGAAGATATTAACACCACCGCTACGCGCCATACAATCTGTAACGATTTCCAGATTGCGTGCCTCGGGAGGCAACTGACTAAATGGCATTACGAACATATGCGAAATGTTTTCCGCATTACGTTCATACATCAAACCGAGGTCTTTAGTGCCAGCACTACCAGCGAGTGTTAGTTCCCAGATATTCTCTACAGTAATTCCGGGATAACTAGTGCGAAACATTTGCAACGGAGTAATAGGCACTGTTCCGCCACTAGCAGTAATGAACTTAGTAGAAGCAGCAGTAAAGGCTTTCGGCGCCAATTCCAAATGAGTCGCGTTGTGAGTGCCCTTTACTTGGTTCTGGTAAGCAGTAATCCATTGCACCAGATTAGCAAAAATCTGATCGCCAGTTAGTGCGCCCCAATCACCAGCGTTAGTTAGCACTAGAACAGGAACGTTCGGATGTGTAAACAATCCAAACAATCCATAGGTAGGATCACCATTGAGCTTAACGGACATAACCTTTAGGTCCATAGCTCGTTTCGCTGCCGCTGCTTTCCTTGCATCTAGGCCAGCGCCAGTAGCACGCGAAGCACGCAATTCATTAACATTGTAACCGTAACTATCGCCCAATGTCTTAACGCCAACAGAACGTGACGTTGATCTAACATCAGCACGCGG